TAATATGAATCAAATAGAAGAAATATCAAACACAGCAAACGCCCTATCCCAGCAGGTAGCAGGAGACCATTACAAGGACATGCCAATACAGCCTATTGAGTATTGCCAACGTAATAAACTAAACAGCATTGAGTCCTTCGTAGTTAAGTATGTATCACGGCATCGACAGAAGAATGGTGTTGAGGATATCGACAAGGCTATACACTGCCTTGAGCTACTAAAAGTAATTGAATATGGGGAGTAAGTGAATGGCAACTAGAACAGTTACTAAGAGAGATGGGTCAACTCAAGTGTTTGACAAGAGTAAGGTATACCGATGGGCTGAGTATGCCAGTAGACATAATGTAGACTGGGAGGAGATTGCTGAGTACACTATAGAGCGCCTTACCTCTAACACCACTACAGAGGAGATTCATGAGACAATGATAGCTGCATGTCTGGATAGGGAGGACATCAAGTACAGCAGGGTAGCCGCAAGGCTGCTCTATGCTCAACTACGTAAGAACATGCAGTGCTTAGGGATTAGTGATAAGTTTACGTTCCTAACAACACACACAACACTTACAAATCTTGGGGTGTGGTCAGGTGTAGAGTACCACGAAGACATGGAAAAGCAGTACAAAGAGTTGTATGAGACACGGCTTGAGTTCTGGCAGATTAAGCAGTGGATGGATAAGTATTCACTAAAGGTAGACGGTAAGGCTGTTGAGACCCCTCACATGGGTGCTCTTGCCTTGGGCTATGCAGTTCATGGCTGTACACCACTTGCCTTTGAGTTAGCTAAAGGCATCATAAAGGGGCACATTAACCTACCAACACCCGCCTTAAACGGCATACGTAATGGAGACTGGAATACAATAAGCTGTAGCGTCATAGAGGGTGGTGATACTATCCCTTCTATTGGTGTTGCTGACCACCTAGCATACATGATGACAGCTAAGAAGGCTGGAATTGGTATTAAGTTCAATACACGCAGTTTAGGAGATTCTGTTAAGGGTGGGGCAGTTCAACACTTAGGCAAGCTGCCTATCTACTCAAGCGTAGACAAGTCAGTTAAGATGTTCACTCAGGTTACACGAGGTGGCTCAGCCACTGTGACCTTTAGTGTGTATGACCCAGAGGTTATGCAGATTATTATGGTTAAGTCACAACGTACTGCTGAGAACCTCCGTATTGATAAGCTCGATTACTCTATGGCCTATGACGATAAGTTTGTCAAGGCTGTGGTTAGTGGCGGTAAGGTACAGACCGTCTCAGAGAATGGGGAGCCTGCTGAGCTACTCAATGCACGAGACATACTATTCGCTTTCCTGACAGTCCGTAAGGAGACTGGTCGCTTATACTGTATCAACCTAGATACAGCCAACAAACACACACCCTTCCTAGACCCTATAACCCAATCTAACCTGTGCTTAGAGATAGCATTACCAACCAAGCCTTTTGTTGACATGGAAGACCTATACTCGCCTAAGAGTGAGGGAGAGGTGGCCTTCTGTACCTTAGCCGCTATAAACGTTAGTAAGGTACATGACTGGGGAGAGTATGCCAGTGTAGCACACACTACAGTAGCTACGCTAAACGTACTGATTGACAAAGTAGAGATGTTCAGCCTCTCATTAGGACGTAATCTACGTAAACGACGTTCCTTAGGTATTGGCATTACAGGGTTGGCTGGCTTCTTATGCCAACAAGGAAAGGCCTATTCAGACCACGAGTTTATTGAGTCGTTAGCAGAAAAGCACTACTACCATTGCTTGAAGGCTTCTCAGGACTTAGTGGGCGTGTATGGAGCTGTAGAGGGCATTGATACCAACTGGCTGCCTATTGACACTAAGAGTACTAAACGTGCCCCTGTGTTAGATTGGGAGCCTTTACGTGGTAAGCCTCGTTGTAACAGTGTGCTGGTGGCTCACATGCCGACAGAAAGTAGCGCTGTATTCAGTGATGCTACTAACGGTGTCTATCCTGTACGTAACAGGGTGATAAACAAACTCTCTCGTAAGGGTTCTGTGCAGTATATAGCCCCTGACGTTAAGGAACTTGCTTGGGATATAGGAAATAACACCCTTGCTAGAGCTTACGGTGGAGTGCAAGCCTACTCAGACCAAACCATCTCTGCTGATTACTACGCCAGTAAAGGTAAAATAGGTATGAGCGTTATGATGAAGGAGTGGGTGTATCAAGCTCAGTTAGGGCTAAAGACAATGTACTACTTAAACACCGACGACTATAATGGTGGTGGGTTTCAAGACCAAGAGCCAAAAGGCTGCGAATCAGGAGCATGTACACTATGAGTAAGTTCAACAAAGATAACAAAGGGCACCTTCAAGGCTACCCGCTGTTCCTCGGAGAGCCCTTAGGGGTTCTTGATACTATAAACGTGCAGTATCCACAGCTAGAAGACTTATACCAAGAGCAGTTGGCTCAGTTGTGGAACGAGTTCGAGGTAGACCTGACACATGACCGATTAGACATGGTTAATGCACCTCCGGGTGTCGTTGACCTGATGGTAAAGACTATCATGTGGCAGACGGTTGCTGACTCAGTGGCCTCACGCTCTATAGTAGAGACAATGGGGGGATTCATCACTAACGGTGAGCTCATGAACCTAGCTACTATATGGAGCTTCTTTGAGGTCATACATGCTCGTACATACAGTCATATAATCAAAACAAACTTTCATTGAGCCTAACGACCTACTGAAGGAGATATACGCTAACTCAGAGGTGTTATCCCGTAGTGACGTAATAGTTAACGCTTTTGATAGGTTGGCTGCCGTAGACGTTAAGGACACAGAAGCGGTAAGGCGTGCTTTGCTACTAGCACTAATCGCTTTGTTCACTTTGGAGTCTATAGCGTTCATGGCTTCGTTTGCTACTACCTTCGCTATAGTAGAGAAGGGTTGGTTCCAAGGGGATTGGTAAGTTAGTCGGGCTTATTTGTCGAGATGAGGTATTACACACACGTAATGCCTCCACAGTAGTTAAACTTGTCCTCGAAGACCCAGAGTGGTTTAGTACTTTATACTCTTGTAAGGAGGAGGTTAAGGAGCTACTCGATTGTGTAGTTGAGAATGAGGTTAAGTGGGCTAATTACGCATTTAGTGAGGGAAGAGAGGTGTCTGGCCTTAACGCCACCATCTTGTCAGACTATGTATACCACATGGCTGCCCCTGTTTACAGGTTGTTTGGAGAAGAACCTCTTAAAGAGGTGCCTGTAAACCCAATACCTTATATTACTAAGTATATTGATACAAGTAAGATGCAGACAGCTAACATGGAGTTGCAAAACAGCAGTTACCTCATTGGTACTATTGAGGATGACACACAAGACTTAGACTTTGGTGATATGGAGGGGTAGTATGATAGAATGGATAAAGAGCCTATTTAGGCCTATTGAGGTTTCAGGGGTCTGGCCCTCTATGACAGAGGAAGAGATGCACGAGGAGTATATGGAGCATATACGAGATGACTGGGAAGAGGTGGGTGATGATGTCGCAGATTGATAGGCTTTCTAAGCTGGGTATAGTTAGGTTTGACCTACTGCCCGGTGGTGAGCTTCTCCAAGTAAGAGAGACCACTGACAACCGATACTCAATAAACCTAAGCAAGAAGCAAGTAAGAGACTTAATTGACGAGCTTGACGTAATACATGATGATATGGGCCGCCCAATGGAGGATGAGCCTATGCAGTAAGCTAGATACACAGAGAGAGATAGTAAAGTTAACTCTCTGCACAACAGACAAAAAAAAGGGGGTCAAGCGCAATGCCTGACCCCCTCCTACCTACTTCTCTACTTCCTTGACTACACTTACCCCATTCGTTCCATTATCAAGCCTCCACTCAATAAGTTGAATCTTACCATCTAATTTGTTTACCCTGTTCTGAACACTTTCCAACACCGAGAGCTTAATCATCATGTTCTGCTGATTAACTCGCAGTTCGGTTATGTTATCCTTTACAGCAATATAAGCCCCAAAGACGGCTAGTGTAGCCGTCAGTATAGGGATTATAAGCTCCTTCATGAAACCACTCGCTCCTGACATATTACCACCACTTCAAAAATGTGAATATCTTAAACATCCCCGTCAGCATTGACATAGGAGATGGGATAGCCCACCCTGCCAATAACGCGAATATAATTAGAGTTTTAAAATCCATCCCAGTATTAGTAACCACCGAGCTCGTTTGGTCAACTGTGCCAATAGTATCTGCTGACACCTCTTGGGGTGCCACACCTGCACACCCCGCTATAAGTAACAACCCTATTAGTATAAACCACTTCATGTCCTACCCTCCTTTCAACAGCTCAGAGATGTGCTCCAGACGCTTTGTAACCCCATCCCCACCTCTCTCTTTACGTTCCTTGTACTCTTTGTGGTTTAGGAACTCCTCAGAAGCACCTACCATATCACCCTTATTAAGCAGCTTAACCCAACTATAGGTAGACTTTAGGTCTCCTCTGTAAGTAGCACTCATTACGGCACTCTTTACATCAACAGATAGTGTGTCATAAGTAGGAATTGCTTTTTTAGCTCTTACTACATGGTCCTCGAATGACTCCTTAAAGGTCTTACTAAGGAACTTACCTGTCTGCCCAACACCACCTGTCTTAACACCAGTATCATCCTCGTAATACCCGTTAACATAACCTTCGTCAACCACTACCTGCTTTTGAACCTCAGTAAGACTACCTTCCATCTCCTCTACCCTTGAAATAGCCTGATTACCGTATAGCGTCTCAGTCCCTTTGGTGTTCACTAAATCCACCACCGGCTCTAGCCCTACAGCTACACCACTATCCTCTGGAATATTCTCCTGAGTAGAGGCCTCAGCTTTCCCGCTAGACACCCCATCAACAGGAGCGCCACTAGCCTTTTTTGCTTCCTCACCTTCACCGCCTTCACTTTCCTCAGGCCCATACATCATCTCACTAAACTTAGCGTTATTCCACCCAAGTGTGTTAGTGAATACCTTCATCACTGGTGTAATTTGCTTAGCGATAACTTTGTTGTGCTTTGCAATGGAGGAGCGTATGGTCCTGTTGTTTACGAACTGGTCCATAATCTTCCAACTACCTGTCTCACGGTCAAATGTAGCCACTTCACTAACTTCACGTTGGCTGTCTGGCATACCGAACCGACCATCTACATCAAAACGCCCCACACCACTACTAACCTCAGATGTGTTTATAGGGGCCGGGTTCAGGACATGCTCCTGTGCCAGTGGTCGTGTATTAGTGTCCATATGCATCATAGCCGCTGACTGTACACTTGCTAAATCATCGTCATTAAGTAGTGCTGCTGTCTTAGGATTGCCAAGTATTTTTATACTAAACAATGCATCCTCTGGGTCTAGGTCAACTCCCTCTCTCTCTAGCTGGTTAGACAATCTACGAGCCATAGTAGCACTCGCCTCTTTGGAGGCCGGTTCAGGGGAGGCTGCCATAATATCGAACGCACTCTCTAGCTTCTCCTTACCAGCTTCGTCAACTTCGGATAAGTCAGGTGTTGGCATACGCTTCTTATTTGGATTCCACTTCACGTAGTCTTCTTGTTTACCAGAGACATTTGCGAGGAACTTAGCTGCTGTGTTGTTAGACACCATATCAGCAGCCACCAAAGGGCCAAACTTGTCAATTACTACACTGGCTCTCATAGCATCAACATCATTTAGTAGGAAGGCTGTGCCCTTAGACTTATTCTGAGCTATGATACTAGCACGCTCGTCATTACCATACTTGCCATTCAGTATATTACGTTGTATCTCTAGCCCCTCTTTCAAGTAGTCTAGCTTAGCCTGTGTGGCAGGCTTCTGCCCGAAAGCCCCCATATCAGAGACCTCTTTATTAATCTCTGCAGTACGTTGGTCAAGGCGCATAAACTCCTTAGCCAAATCCACTGTACCATTCTCTACCTGCTCTACTACACGGCCTGTTTCAATAGAAATCAAATCTCCTTGGGTTGCGGTGAAAGAGGATATTTCAGCCCCGACAACATCCTCATACTGCATCTCACTTATCTCTCTATTAGCTCTCATAAGAGAGGCTTGGGTTATCCGGGCCTCTGCTTGATTCTCTTGTAGGCGCTGCTTCTGGAACACCGTGTACATCTTGTTGTTAAACTCCTCTGGAGCATTAGGGTCGCCAAGGCCACTGTCCCACATCTGTTTGAACTGTGCCTGCTTAGCGTCCTGTGCATCTGTGCTACCTGAGGGGTTACGTCCTGTAGCAGCCTTGTACGCCTTAGCTGCATCAGAGGCAAGCATTGGGTTAGCACTTACGAACTGTGCGTACGCTGAACGCTGCTCTGTGTCTAAATTTAGGCCTGAGTTAGTTGTGCTGGCTTCCGCTATACGGGAGAGCTTGCTAGTAAAGCCCCCAAGTGCGGCATCCTGCATCTGACCAGAAGTCTCCTGCTTCCTCTTCTGTGAGTTCTGCACCTCAGAGGTAAATATGTTAATACCAGACTGAACTGCCCCCGCAAGGGCACTCCCTGAAGTTTCCTGTACAACAGGGGTTTGTTGAAAGCCAACCCCCTGACTCTGAGGGCCTGAGTTTACTTGTTGAAATCCTGCCATTAGTTACTATCCTTTTGTCTTTCTGCTATTGTCATTAGGTTGTCTATCGTCTCGATAGCAAGTTTCTTGTGCTCGTACTCTGTGTCGTCCATACTGTTGATGAGGTCTTTTATAGTCTCTGGGGGCATATAGTCCCCGTTAGCCATTGCTGCCTTAACCATCATGTTAAGCATTACCGCCTTACCTTGAGTAGTGTCTTTCTCGAACAAGCCCTTTACCATGCGTTGTGCATTCTTGTTGTCATGGAAATCCTCAGCTAAGTCTGTGTAGAGCAAACGTGTATATTCAATCTCATCTGGTGTAATTCCATGAGTAGAGAGCCTACGTGTGTAGTCTGTATACCACTTCTTGACATCAGTACGCATTCTATCAGAAGCCTCCCATTGTTTACTCTGGAGAGCCCAATCAACCTGAACCTGAAGTGGGTCCATGCCGATAAATATCCCGGGAACCTCCCCTAAGGTAACATCCTGATTGGTCAACTTACCTGCTGACTTAGCCAGCTTACCAGTTCGGAGAGCTGTCTTGGCTTGCATGAAGTCGCTGTAACCGCTTGAGATACGTAACACATCATTGACAACTTGTTTAGCCGTGACTGGGTTTATTTCCTCAGTCTGGTCTCTGAACAAGAAACGTGACATAGTACTAAGTGTTCTAGGCATACGTGCATTAGGGCCTACGAACAAGCTGCCAAATGCTGTATCATTAAACACATTACCAATCTCACTATCAAACTTAGATATAATTGTCTGGTAAAACCCTTGCATGTTAAGAGGTGCTGCTGCGCTCCAATCTGTCTGCGTTTCTGTTCCCGTCATTATACTAAGTGCTTGGTTCATAACAAGTCCACGAGGTCCAAGAACAAGGGCCTCCCATAACATTGGGTGCTCTTCCTTATTGGGGAGTATGGATGCCATACCAGTTACCATAGTAGATGGTACTAGAGTCCACATGCTCAAGCTCCAGATTACCATTCTAGCTCTTTCCATAGGTGGGATAGAACGGTTCATTCCAACTGTTGCAACCTTGTGAGAGTAAGACAAGAACTGAGCAATCATTGACAAGCTGCTTGTGTTATATGCAAACTCACCTGCTCGGTTCATCCCGAACGTAAACGCTCGTGCTCTTGCACCAACCTCATTAAAGTCTGATGCATCTAGTGCACCCTTAGCTGCCTTAGTTCTGTCGTAGTGTGCTAACCATGCAGTTAACAAGTTTACGTTCTCCCCTAAGGAGAATCCGTATTTGTTAGCAAGACTAGACGCTTTAGCTGCTATACTACCTTTCCCTTTGTACAACGAGTCCTCCGCCATGTCCATAAGAACACCACGGGCCATTGAGTTAACATCCATTGAGTCAGACAACCCTGATTTACGGAACTCAGACCACATTAACTCTAGCTCAGAGTTAGAACGATTCGTAGCTTTCTGCACAATCCCGGGGATGTTATCAGCCCCACCAGCTTTAAACAGCATAGCTGTAAAGTCTTTGGCAAGCCTTTGGGAGAACACGTACTTAGTAAACACAGACTCTAGTAATGTTGATTGGTGTGCGTTTAAGAATATCTGTCGTGCTGGTGCAGATAGTAGGTAGACATGGAATGAAACGTTCTTAGCAATAGAAGTCAGTTGCACGTTTGCTAATGTATTTAACCCTTTCTCCACCTTCTCCAGCCCTTGAGTAACCTTAGGCTTCCCAAGATTATTAAGTGCGTGCTTAGATACAATATCTGCTATTGCCTCAATACCTGACTTAAACAAATCACTTCCTGCATGAACAAACCCGTACTCTAGTGTAGATATATGCTCATACATTGTACGTGCATCTGCCGCCTTACTACGGGCTCCTGTCAATGTTTCATCAATATCATCCATGCGTTTTGGGTACTGAGTCTGCCCTCTTGACACTGGTAAGAACTCTTTATAATTGTCTAAGAACTGCTTCTTAAGTCCATCAATAAAGTCTCGCTCTGCAACATGACGACCCATAGCTCGTGAGGCAGCAATGATAGCATCTGGTGGGCTTGCTATGTTGTTAGGTACTGTGCCCTCAAGTAAAGACCTAGCGTCCTGCAAACGCGCCCCACGGACCCTAGCATTAGACATACCATTAGTCTCGTACGTATCTAACTCAGCAGCCCTCATCTTCTTAGGGTCTTTATGGTCAGAACGTGCAATGTGCTTCTGTTGTGGTCCAAGCTCATTGATTCTGCGGGTATACAACTCAGCTTCAGTCTTAGTACGGGCAGTGGCTACAGTCTCACGGTATTCTTTCCCGCCAGAGGTAACACCTACTCTATCTATAAACCATCCGTCTATGTACTTTACCTTGTAGTAACTTTCAATGTATGGGAATGGTGTATCAAAGTCACGCATACCACGTAGGTTATTAATGTCACCAACTAACACTTGGTCAGTAGGGGCTCCATCAAACGGTTGTGGCCTACGAGTACGAATTACTGTACCACCCTTCTCATATACTTGTTCTAGTTCTACGGAGGACATCTTAGAAGCCTCTCCAGTCAACGGATTGAACACTGTCTCACTTAGGTCAACAGCGCCCGGGCTCTTAAACTCACGACCGTATATAAGCGTATCAGAACCTCTGTGCTCAAACGTCATGTAACCCTCTCCTCTCATAGAGCGAACTTCCATAATGTTACGGACACGCCACTCAGTATCCCAGTAATCACGGAACTCCTGAATAGCATCCACCTCTTCTGGAGAGAATCCTCTACTAAGGCCTAGGGAAGCTCGGTTATGTACTATACGCTTTTCATTAGCCTCCATTAAGTAGTCTAGCATCTTGACTTGTCTCATTGGTGAGGCGCTCTCAAACTTGTCTACGAATGACTTACCACGAGCTAAGAATAACTTAGAGATACGAGCGCCCTTATCAACCACTGCACCTGCTTGAAGTGCAACCCTTGGCTCTTGTATTGCATACTGGTCAAGGAAGTTTCTCAAGAAAGAGTTATCCGCTAATGATGCCGAACGGTCAACAAAGTTATACTTAGGATTAAACATAGGCCAGTTGCTAACGTCTGACATGCTTGCACGGTACTTGTGTCTAACACCTATACGGAAGTCCTTTGATGCCAGTTTATCTGTGGCTTTCTCCACTGTTGCCGCTGTGTCTGGGAATAGTATCTGAACTGTATGCTCTTCTTTCCCCGTCTGCAAACCACCTCTGTGCTGAAAAGCGTTAAAACCTTTTCCTTCGAAGTACTTCATAAACTCATCAAAAAGGTCTGTAACATCGTCCGTGTTCATATCAAAGTCACGAGAAGACATTCTTATCTCGTCATAGAGTTGGCGAAGGTTCTTAGCTCCAGCATCTAGAGAATCTTCTACAATGTCTATACCACTGAAACGACTAATAAAATCAGCGTCTAGGGCATCTTCCATATTCTTTACATTAAGTTTTGCATTTACTTTGTAAAGGTTAGCCTCGCCACCTTTCCCTGCATAACCCTTAGCTATGTCTGTGGCATCTGTTGTGTAAAACCCTTGACCATAATAGTTCTTGCTGCTTTGGAAAGCTGAATCAGAGCTTACTTCTGATATAGTCCCACGAGAGCCGTGGTAAAATGTACCTTTACCTCGTGTATTTTGTGGGGTTTCTACAAGCTCGTCCACCTCTTCATATAAACCCGTCTTGGGGTTCTTAGAAAGAATGTACATCTCATTACGACTTACCCCTAGCTTACGTAGGGCCACTTCTGTAAGGGCCACTGCATCTTCTAAAGAGCCCCAACCACCTGCTGGTGGGCCATACGTTGCGTGCATCACTGCACCTGTTGGTGTGCTCTCAATTCCTAGACTACGGTTAACAACACCTGAGGCCTGACGGAACTCAGCTTTTACTGTAGCTATTGAGCTTGCTCGTGACTGTTCACTCATAGCACCAATGTTACTACGCTCTACAGCCTCAGCTATCTCTGCGTCATCGATGAATGCTTTCTCATCACGCTCATAGATTTTATGTATTGTACTACGCACACCTTTCTCTGGTGTATGGACAGTTGGTGTAATAGCATCTGCTATAGCCGTTGTTCTGTCTGTACCTGCCAAAGCCTGTGCTGCCTCTCCCGTTTCGTCCCTTACTATAACCTCAAACAAATCTGTTGCTCTTGCTATACTTGTTTCCTCAGCTACACGTATAATTGACTCAGGGTGTACGTTAGACCGCATAACCTCGTTACGTGTGATGATAGGCTGTCCAGTTGTGGGATGGGTATTAGCACTATTTTTGCCAGAATTTTTCTTGGTAAATTCACCAAAGTCAAACTCAGCTCCTCCTCGTGTTGGCCCAAGACCTTTGCCTGCAGCCTTGCCCCCTTTGGTAGTCAGACGACCTACACCCTCTCCTGCTAAACTAGCAACCTTACCAAGGACAGTCAAATCCATCCAACCAATAAACGTGTCTAACCAACGACGTTCATCTGTGTAACCACCATACAACATATCTTCTAACATCACTTGGCCTGACAACTGGTTAGTCATAAAGGCTGTGCTATTACCCTCTTGTATTGCCTGTGCAAACTTAGGGAGGTTCTCCTCTCTCTCTGGTACACTCATCTTGTGGAAAGCATCAATGATGGCTTGACGACCTTCACCTGCCATAAGGAATGCTGATGCATCACTATCTCCCTCCCCTATCCGACCAAGCACATCTGATACGTTAGCTTGCTCAGTGAAAGGGATAATCATAAGGGCTATGTCTTTAGCCATAGTAGCAAAGTTCTGGTTTCCACGTAGGTCTAGTTGCTCCATAAGAGCGCCTTGTGCACTCCAGTAACTTAATAAGTCCTTGGTGTTGTCAATCAACCCTTCACGTTGTCGGGATAGGTCTGGGTTCATAGCTAGTGCCATGTCAACCTCACCATCCTCTAAGGTCTGGTATGCAAAGTGTTCTGCCATAGAGCTCTCGTTGTTCAAGTCTCTCCTCTGCATCATATCTGCTAACTGTACCTTCTCCTCCATCTCAACCTGAGGGTCATTGATTGCCTCTTGAAAACCTATATCTAAGTCCGAAGCCTGCTCTTCTTGTAAGGCAGCCTTCATACCACGGGCTGTTGCGCTCTCTCCTGAATCAGCTAATTCATCCTTTACTTGATAAAAGGTTTCCATTGCTTGCATACCATCAGGTTCAAACATTGCTACATACCCTGCTTGCATACTATCAGACTTTGCATTAGGGACTCTACGCTGAGGAACGTCTATCCCCTCTGCATCTTCTTCGTTGTTATTTAGTACGCCATTAAACATATTGTTTCCTTTAAAATAGGTTTTTGTTTTCCATTGCAGTATCTAAGTCAGCATTGGCCCCTGATACATTAGCTTCTGGTCCTTGTGACAAACCCCCTGCAGAATTAAAGACTGAGGTCCCTATAGATGCTATATTGGTAAACAGGTTTTGTCTGCTTTGTGCGCTTGATATGTCTTGGTTACTTTGTGATATAGAGTTGCTTGAGGACAATGCACCTGATGTCCCTGAGTTACCCTCATTCGCCATTGTTCCTGACATACCTATACCAGACATAGCTGTAGAGCTTCCAGAAAAACCCCCTGCATCTGCCGTAGCCTTTAACCTAGCTGACCTTACCCTCTGTTGTCTAAAGTTCTTACGTCGTGCCGTTGCAGCTTTTGCTGCGTTAGTCGCGTCCACCTTTTCTGCCCGTTGTTCCTGTGCTTCCTCTGCCTTATCCGCCTGCTTCGCAGCATAAACCGTCGAGCCTACTGACACTATCAACCCTGCTATTGCTAGTCCAATTCCCATATTAACACCTCATTACCTTCATACTCTCCAACAGATTTCCATCCATCATTCATTAGTTTTGCAAATCTTGGGTTGGGTGTAATACTGTATAAGTACTTAAACCCCTCCAATCTGAATGCCTCTTTTATCAAGGTAAAGTATTCAATCATACTATCCCTTATTGTGTGGTTCCAGTTGAATACCTCTACATGGATTGCCACATTATAAAACTCATCGACCTCTGCCTTTATAGAGAAGTCGTCCGTTACTAATACATCATACATTTCCATTTACCGCCATGATTGCTGACCACCCTAGTATACGACAGTCCTTACCGGCCTCTGTGGATAACTTCAAAGATAACACCCTACCCTTGCCACGTATCTTATTTTTAGTGACTACGGTTGAGAAGCCTGTATCACGGGAGCTCCCTGCTGACAACGGCATGAACTGTGACCGATACCTATACGCTTGGAACTCCCTACCCCATCGTCCTGATGAAGCTGTGTTAGCCCAATCCCATTGTGCCTGAACCAAACAACTAGACTCTTGGCTTGATATAATAGTACCATCACACAACTGACCAAAACCAGTTTCAGTCTTTTGGAAGTGGAAAGTTATATAAGGTATTTGTTTATGTCGTTGGAAGTCTCCACCTGATACATACCCTGTTACTATATATGCCGGAGCATCTGTTTCACCCCAATCTTTATAGTATGTCTGTGTAAACTCAGCAAAGGTTATACTCCCATACCCGTTAACATCTTCTGTCATAAGATACTTAGTATCTCTTGAGCGTGCCTCTTTTAATTCACTTGTTAAGGTAACTTGTTCTAGGCCTACCAACACCCTGTCAAGACCGACAACCACATACTCTTCTGTGTTATTTAGTGTGTATGTTGGTACATCCACTGGGCCCATAAGTGTTTTTCCTGCGCCCTCTCCGTCTGAAATGGTGTGGGTTGTGAAAGCCCCGTTAGTAGTTAGTAACTTAAGCAGGTATGTATTGGAAGTCCTCCCTACTGTGTTAAAAACTGACCAAGTAACTTGGCTAGTATATGAGTCATACCCACCTATAACGGTCTCTTTCTCGGTGATGGGTATCTTGTTGTACAGAGTTTGTATTGTATTTTCTGTAACACTCTTAATCTCATAGTCACCTACTGGGCTAACTGTGATAAGGTATATACCAGACTTAGCCCAATACATTATACTCTTGTCTACTAATACTATAGCTTGTCTACTTACACTACCACGGTCTGTAATCTTCATTACTCGTGGTAGTGTTGGAGTGAATGAAGCACCTGCCTCTCCTGATATAGCCCACACCCCATTATCTGCGAATACTAAGAGGCTGTCGCCTACAACAATTATCTTGGTAATACCATACGCCCCGTCTAAGGATAGAAACCCACCGTCAGTATCTAGGAGTTCGGGTGCGTCTTTTGATGTAGGGTCTCCAGCTTGATAACACCGTGTTAGTGAAGTTACACTGTTTGATAATTGTGAGTATAATACATAAGAACCTAGACGTATGCCTGTGCTGGTGGCGGCACCATCCTCTGAGAACCCTGCGTACCAAACCCTACCTACATACTCGGCTATGGTAGAAGCACCACCCGGTGTTGAGTCGTATGGCAGAGAGACCCCAGAGTTAGGGCTATACCCTTGGTCCTGTGTTAACTCTAACCAGCGTTTAGCCCTTGACTCCGACCTGTCTAGTGCGTCTATAATAAAGTAACCTTTGGCTGATGCGAAAGACCCCTGTGTGTTTGCCACTAAATCTTCTGCGTGGAAACGCTCAACTGTCTTGTTATCATCGTCGTTTACATTATTGTAGTAGGCTGCAAGAACTGAGTCTCCCATAGAGGGGTATACACCTCCACTATTGTTAAGGAAGGATGAGATAGGGTCAGTCTTAGAAGTACCAGTCTTTTCATACTTCTTAAGCGCAAAAGACTGATTACGTAAGTTGTATTTATATAGACTTATTATAAGTCCTGATGGAAGAGGCCTCTTTACTAAGTAAGCTGAGTCATTTAAGTCTACCTGACCTCCCCCGTGCCCTTCTACACTTGAGTTATATAAAGAAGGAACACCAAACAAGTCTCTAATCTCTAGGCTTGCACTTGTGCTGGTCATGGTGATAATTGTTGGGTCGGATAGGTCTGCTGTTATTGTGTAAACCTTTTTACTGCTATCTGCCACCCATAACTTACCACCTATATTAGCAAAACCAAATACCTTAGCCTTTCCTCCTATACCACTTGCTGTAAATTTATAGTCAATTCTTGTTGATGAAAGAGAGCTGCCAGAAGCTCTGTAGAAGGCTAGGTTAAGCCCATACTGTATTACAATGACAGTCTCACCATTATTACCTGCTACGTTCTCCCATAAGAAGGAGGAACTTGCAACAGACGTTTGCTCGTACAATATACCAGTCTCAAAAAACTTATGGTCAACCTCATAGTCAACCCCTAAACGTCTTGTACGAGTACCGTCCCGATTTAGTTCAAAGTTATCCTCATCCAAGGAAGCGCTATCTGGAAAAGTAATGGCACTGGCCTCTGTTATTAACCCACCAGATATAGTGTTAAACTCAAGTGGAGCTCTTTGCTTTGCCATAAGTCTTCACCTTATTCTTATTTGCTTGTATGTCTATTGCTTTACGAGCCTCCTGTACTGAGGTATACAAGCCTTTTAGAACATCAGGGACACTGCCCTTTCCTATTGCTTTTATACATCTCATGTTTGCTCCGTTGCTCTTAATGAGGTAGCCCCCATATTCTTCTGGTTCCATATCTAACTCCTAATTATCTTTATCAATGTACGAGCTACTGTTTCTTCCTCTGCCTCTACGACCATAGTTGGGGTATTGAATACCACCAGCCACCTTACGGGCTTTACGGGACAACCAACGTTGCTGTCTACCTGACTCTTGCTCTGCCTTCTGGTCTGGCTGCTGTCGTAGCTTAGCTGACGCTCTGCTCTTAGCTTCTTCTATGAGGGCAATAAACGCCTCTTCTGGTATATCTGGTATAGCACTATCAACATGTCTCCACTCAGGCATAACATACGCCATAGACTGTATGAATGTTGACTGGAGGTTTGACTCTCTGGCTTTGTCGTATGAGTTGAATATAAGAGTCGTGTCATCGAACGAGGTGAAGTAAGTAGGGTGCCTGTCATTCATAATAGCAACGTCTATGCCGCTAGGGTCTTTGACTATATCTACATTTTCATTCAACCCGTTATACTGGTTAACCAGCTTTAGGAACTCTTCTGGGTCTTTCCACTTCTGCTCAACCCACTTAGCTCGGTCTGATGTTGTCTTCCGTGCGTCATAGTTTACAAATGTAAGCTCTTTTACTATATCTGGTATGTACATATAGGTAGGCTTATCTAAGTCTGCTGTTGGGATTAATCTAATGGCCTTCTTTAGGTGGGGCCAGTTGCGGTTGGACATCATGGCAAAGTATGTTGACTTTACTATCTGGGCCACTTGAGTTGCCTCTATTGTATCGTCAATGCTGTTTACTTCATCACTGTCCATGTCGTTTAATATCTCTTGAACTATGTCAAGTAATGACCACTTCATAGTCTGCCCCTATAGTATTGTGTGCTGTGCTTTTATGTAAAAACCGTTAACCACTACACTTGCTCCAGGCTCTGTAGCCTTTGCAACCAATAGTGCTGGGTTTGTCAAATTTTCTGTGCTGCCTATAAAGATTGCAATGGTACGTGCAACTTTGTAAGTCCCCTCCTTTTTGTAATTTTCTGCTGTAAATACAGACAACCTATCATCTAGTACCCCCTCCCCAAGTATAAGGTCTAAGCTAATAGCAGTGTTTAATGCGGTTGTGGTGAACTCCAAGTCAACCCGAATCTCTATTGTGTCCCCTAGGTTAAGTGTTGTCCCGTTATTGAAGGCAAAACGGTTTGTTGTTGTATTCCATATGTTTGGTAGCTCATCAAAACCATAAGTAAGTATTGTACCTGTAGCCACCCCGTCGTTTGTTAACGGGTAGTCAGTATTTATATTTGTCAAAGCTATTGGGGTGGTTGATGTCTTTTCGTCATTGTAGTTATACCAACCTTGAGCTAGTGAGCCTGATGGTAAAGTTGGTTGAGACCAAACTCCACTACCTGAACCGTCTGCTGTGTATACATCACCTGCGGCTGCACCTGAGGCACCCTTGGGTTCGTGAATGTCAGGGTCTGTTATAGTGTTGTGACTTATTGTCATTCCTATCTCCTTAATAAAGAAAAAAAAAAAGGCCGAACCAAGATACCTCGGCTCGGCCTTACATTGATTAAGCTGTGATAGTGTACTTGACAATAACTTTAGCTTCACCACCAGTCATTGAAGCAGTTGTACCTGAGACTGCATAACCGACTTGTGTGTCAGCGGCTAAGGGCGAGGCCCATGTGCCAGACAACTGGTCTGTTAAGTCTACTGTAGCTACAGCTTCTAATTGGTCATTGGTAATTGTGAAACCGTTTGTGGCTTCGGTTGTGTCTGTACCTACATCTACAACGTTGTCGCTATTACCGAACTCTGCGACTTTAGTAACGACTAAGAAGACTTTCTCAATGATAGAGCCTGCTGGGATTGTGTAGTCAACTAACTTTGGACCACCGCCAGTAACTGAGACACCATCAAGGTCAAGAGACAGCTCGACTTCGCGGCCCATAGTACCGATTACACCAGCACCACCACCAATCTTACGAGGGCCATAATGGTTATTTACACCTAGACCGCTATTACTTTCAAAACTCATATTATACTCCTATTAGTATTTAGTACCGTCAGTGATAAGAACACCTAACGTGTCAACACGTTGGATACCAAAACCGTAACGAGCACGGACGACAAATTCGTCACGACCACGATGGATATTACGTTCGCCTTCTGACTTAGGCATCCTGCGCCATGCAAGCATAGCTGGCTTAGTCTGGTCATCTAAGACGTTCATAAAGATATTAGCAACACCGTTATCTGCAACAGAGTTTGTACCGTCACCGAATGAACCTACTTCTAAACGGTTCGATGTCATGATGTTCCAGTTAAACAAGTTCATGATAAACTTCATCCCACGAGACATACCACTCTCAAGGATTGCACGACCGAACTCAGTAACATCATTAGTAATAGTAACTAAACCGTTAAGGGTTGCTTCTACTGTACCGTCACAGATAAACACATTACCTTCGTCTGGTGCATTCGCTTTCTGGAAAGCTAAACGCATAGCGATAAGGTGATTCAATGAGAATGTATTCTCACTACCTGATGTAGCCACTGCTGAACAGATACGGTGAGGGAACCCGTTAATTGTATTTGCATCGCCATCAGTCTGGCCTGCGTTCAAGACTTTAAAGTAGCGAGTCTCAAAGTGTTCTTGAATTGCACGAGTTGATTCAGTTGCACGCTCTACTAATAGGCGGTCAATGTCTGTACCATCTTCACGTAACTCATCTGTTACATACCATGCATCACCAACGAAGTCAGTAATCTGTAATGTAATCTCACCAGTCTCAATTGGATTGTAAACTAATGGAGTGTCTTCGGCAGCTTCTTGAATTGTTACTGTACCGATTGTTTTAATGTTAAGCGCAGTACCTGAACCGAAGTCCGATACGTTGCGGTAGAAAGTCTCTGGAAGAAGACCGTCATGTAAGTTGTTCAGAATGAAGGCTGAGTATTGCTCTGCTTCAATGAACGCTTGCGTATTTCCTGTTAAGTGCATTCTATACCTCTATTGGTTATTTGGATTATTCTGTCACATTATATTTTTTATAAACCTGCTCTTTAATAAGTTTCATATAATCAAGTTGAGCTTGTGTTGTGCTCCCTGATAGTAAACTCTTTTCTGGACGGCCTAGTGGCTTGTCCTCTGGAGTTGAGAAACCTTTGTTGTAAGAGCCTGTTGTAAGTGAAGTTGAAGTATTAGAGTTTGTAAACAGCGCCAGTACCATATCTGGTGACTTAGCCGCTAATACCCCTAACTCTTCTGGAGTGATGTTTAACTCCTTTGCTTTACTCTGTACTACTGCGCTCGCTTTATCTCCGTATGAACTAACAAGGGCATCGTTAACCTTTTGCGAGTTTGACGTTGAAGTTTGAGCTTCTGTACGTTTGTTAAGTGTAGCCTCAATCATCTGGGCTATAGCATCTTCACCAAGAGGTATATCAGAGGGGTTGCCTTCATCCTTAACCTGCTGTTGGTGTTGGGTCAGTTTGTCGTAGACTTCTTGAACGCCTTCTCTCTTTGCTAGTTCTTCGCGTAGTTTAGTGAGTTCCGTCTCGCTGTCGGTTAATTTACCTTGGAGACTCGGAATATGTGTTTGCGAATGAGCTAACGCCTCTAGGGCTTTTTCAACTGTGTCGTACTTCTGCCGACCGTCCTCCGTTTTAATGTTCATTAGTTGGTCACTAAATGCATTGCCACTCTGAGGTTGAACTTGTTCCGTTGGTACGGGTTGTGCTGATGCTGCCTGTTGACCTTCTGGTGTAGGTGCTGGGGCTGCTTGTTGTGTTGTACTGAATACGTTTGACTGGTCTGTCATTGTATGTTCCTTTAATTATTGATTAGTTTATTATAAATTTCTAGCTGCACTTAAGGTAGCAAATCACCTAAAGATGTTTACTTGTAAACAGACACTACCGTTAAGTAGTGTCTCATAACTTTGGGAGAAGTTAATATTTTAAGTAGTTGTCTTTATTAATTAATAAACAATTTTAATAAACAACTGCTAGAAATCCTAGAACTTCTAAGTAAGTTGTTATGTATACTTATATATATAAGATTTTTCACGTTTTGTGAGTTATTATATTAAATTATTTAGATAAAAGTGAAATTACTTCCTCCAAGGCTCTTTTATACCCTGCTGAATCTGCTTGTTTATACGCCCAGTTAGGGCACTCATAACCTGCTTCGTCCATAGTTGCCTTGTCCTTGTGTTCCTCCTTAGCGGCTAACATCTCTATTAGCCTTGCTCGGATTACTGCAGACGACTTAAAGGATGCTCTTATATCATCCTCCGCCTGTTTATCTTTTATACCTCTTACCCATGCTGTCTTCATTCTGGTGGTACTCCATCAGCCCCTAGTGCAGTTGCTGCGTTCTCCTGTGCAATGCCTTGCTTAACTGCAGTCTTCTCTTGCTCTCCAGTTGCAGCGTCTCTTGAAAAGATTTTATAACCGCTAAGCCCTAATGTGTCGTTAATAAACTTAGTAACTTCAAAACCTGCCGTATGTGGGGCAACCATCTGTCCAAGTGGTGTATTAAATACATCAGACAAGTTACGTAAGTCTTGTGATTGCTTAGCAAAGTGTCGAGCTCCTACAGGTCTTATCTTACCGTTTGCCATTATATCCTGTGCAGTTAGCTGTAAGAACACCTCTACCCCTAACTCATCATCCATCACTCGGATAGTGTCTGCCATGTTGAGGTTACGTTGTGAAGTCTCAAGCATTTTATTAAGCGTCTTCTCTAACAGCTCAATCTCGAAGTGTGTAATCTTCTCTTGGAATATACGTCCAGCAGCATTGGCAAGTTGGTCAACTTCAAAGGCTGTCTTCTCTCCCGGTGAACGTTGTCCCATTGCTTCACGAGGGGCACCTGCATACAGCTCCATGCGGTCCTCTATTAGCTGTAGTTCACTGTTAGCGTTGAATATGTTAGATGCATTCTTACCAAGCTCTACAACGTCACTACCGCCCTCGTCTATATGTATCTCAATGCCCGGTCCCCACACAAACTCTTCTACCTCACCAATCACCTTAAGGGGTGGGTGGATAATTAAATCCATAGCATCTGCTTTAAGGTTCTCTATGTGGTCCAGTCTATACTGCAGGCCAACTAAGTTTTCTAAAGGTCCCATACTCCACAAGTTATCTGGTCGAGTCCTCCAACCAACATGGCTAATAGGTCCATCTGTATACCACTGTGGCATTGGTTCATCACGCACAACAATGTTACGGTCAGCAACTGTAATTATACGGTTGACAGATAGCTCCCCTGTTTCTGCGTCGTAGTAGTCTCCATAGAACTCAAGTATCTCTATCATGTCTCCCATAAAGTATTCGTACATACTACCGAAGCCATCTAGCTGAAACCCCATAGCTTTATCGAAGTCTTCTTTAGAATAGCCACCAGTGCCTTTACGGAGTCGCTCACGGTTATCTAAGGCAACCTGCCAATGTGCATTCTCTGGTCCCTCTAGCATTAGCTTCTTGATTTCGCCAAGACTTTTAAGAGAGCGTATAATCTTGTTGGTCTCTTCAAAGCTATCTGCTGTTGCATCGAATACTATGTCCAAAGGACTCACACGCTTACATATAGGGCCAATAAAGTCTGGCACTTTAGTCTTGTCTGGCATCTCCTTGTATGAGGCCTTGAAGCTAGGTACAGTAAACGCATTACCATAATCTATGTAATCATACAGCAAGTTGCTCATCGTCGTCCTGAAGCCCCCTATGCGCGTCTTGTTGGACATGTAAGATTCAATCATCTTAGCCTTTTCTTTAAGGCTGTCATCTAAGGTGTAGCCCTTCCACTGTAACCAGTCGTCATTAGGGAATAGTGCGCTTAGATAGTTAGAGTGTAAGTTATCTCGAATCTGACATAGCTTAGGCAAGGTGGTTGTGTTCTTCCAAGGTAGTGTAGAGTTTGTTGTGGTGGTAGTGTCTGTAGCAAACACATAGTCACGAAGTTCTTTCCAGTCTGCCATCTTTCCATCACGCTGATTGTTTAAGGTAGACCATACATGAGCAACCCATTTAGCTGGGTCATCTGCATTTACCATACCATTTATCTCTATTACTTTACTACTCATTTGTTTCTCCTGTTTAAATCATCCCGCCAAAGCGACTCTTTTTAGGCCCTGTATCCCCAAACATCTTAAGAATGTCGGAAGAGCCAGACTGTCGTGGCTTAACTGCTATACCTATAACTGAGGCAAGTGCATCTTTTACGTCATCATTACGTGGTCGTGCTTGTACTAACTCTTCTTCAAGGACTTGTATGTTGCCTGCTTCGTAGTGCCACATCATACCGTCTTCGTATCTCCACTCAAGAGTTGCTGCTATACGCTCAGTCTTACGACCCTCTTGTTTAGATGGTCTGTACTCGTCTACAGATATACTTAGACCCTCTTTTTTGAGGAATGCCTTAATATCGTTTACGATTATCTGCTGGGCCACTGTAACCTCCGCACGTAGTTTCTTGAAACCCCAACGTGAGTGCAGTTGTTTTATATGTTGAAAGTATTCAATTGTCCTGTCTGACTTAAACCTGTCTATATCCAGTAGGTATATATCCCCTTTATAGTCCATACCTATAACTACGATTGCTGTATAATCCGCTGCCTTCTTTAAGGAGAATGCAAAATCTACTGCAGCATAAACATTAAGCCTATTGTTCTTAAAGTACCAAGTCCCGTTCTTCATGTTCAAGTGCTTCTTGTCATAGTATTGGAACTTTTCCCTCTTGATACGGTCTGAGCCGGGGTCATTAGGATTGTTATAATACTGTGCATAGAATTGTACCCTATCAGTGTACTCAGCTCTTATACGAGCCAATACAGCAAGACTAAACCCATATGATTTATTATCACCGGGCCGTACTACACGAGGCCAAATAAATATACCATCAACCTCAACAGCGTACTCTCTGATTTCCCATACAGGGGAGAGGTCTATAACCTCCTCTTCGTCATTGTACACCTCAAACTCTTGGTCCTTCCACACTGCGTATATATCAGCAGGGTGGTAGCGAGTCCCACAGGCCATTGTGAACCCACCAGCATTACGTATACTAGTAAACTGAGAAGTCTTCTTAGAGACAGTGTCACGGCCCTCTTCGGTGTATGCATTCTCTGGTACTACCAAGTCATCTGATACAATGATGTCTGCGTGCCAGCCTGTTGTATTAGTCGTCAACCCGGCAGTAGCTACTGTAGCATCTCGTATCCCTTCCTTAGTACGTTGTATATGGTCAACACATACCTTAGTCGAAGACCACTTCTCTCTCTTTCCTTCCTGTGGGTCTAGGTATTCAGGGAAGAATCTCTGGTAAGTTGAGCCGCCAAGTATATTCTTAATGGCATATAGCTGTGTGATTGCTAGTTCGGCAGTGGCCGAAACATATAGCATAGTAACCTCTGGGTGCCTTGTTATTACCCAAGCGCACCAAGTAGCTACTTGGTGGCTCTTGAGATGCGCTCGTGGTAACATGATTAGTTTGTTCGCTGACATCTCATCGTTAAGTCCGAATAGGGAGTAGTCTTGCATCCACCTGTAGATGTCACGATGCACTTCCCCATACATGTAACCGGGGTTGACCAACTTAGCAAAGTAGTATAAGTCTTGCTTAGCAAGCTCCCTTACTTCCTTAGCGGCCTCCGGCATGTTGGCTATCTTACGCTCGGCAAGCTCTCTCCAAGTGTCTGTCATACTTACTCCTAGTTACTCTGCTTGTAATCAGACAGGCGAGCAACCTCGGATGCATACTCTTCATCAATCTTACTCTGCATATTCATCTCTTTCTCAATCTGCTCGTTGCTAGGACGACCTGCACCCCGTTTGTCCCAACCTCTGTCAGCCAACCATTTAGCCGCTTGGAAGCCTTTGTCTCCTGAGGACAGCTCAATAATGTCACGTACAGCTTGTGCCCGTAACTTAAGTTCAAGCTCCTCTCTCCACTCAGCAACCATCTTACCAAATATCTTATTGCGACAGATACGCTGCCAATGGCTCCAACCTAGTAGGTGTGTTGTTGCAAAGTCATACTCTGTTGGGTCTTCATGAGCTAAGTATAGCGCTTTAAGGGAAGGGTAGACCTTCCCCTTATATTCAAAGTCGCACTCTTTCTGGGTGAACACAGCAAACTCTGTGTTGTAGCCGACCTCTAAGAAGAGGCCTTGTGTTAGGGGACGACCTCTGCCGTCCCTTAGTTTACTCTTATCTACTGCCATACTTATTCCTCGTATACGTAGTTTATTGAAATTGTAATAGGAGCAAGGCTTCCGCCTCCGCCTCCTGTGGCTTTGGAAGAAAGAACTTCTACTGCCATGCTGGTGGTTCTAGCAACAGGGCTACTTGCTACATTGGTAAGTACTTCTGCATTTACCCCAGTAACTCTTGCCGAAGGGTCTGACACTACGCTAGTTAGGGCCTCCCCTGTGACTTGTGTAACTCTTATATCAGTCATACTCTACCCCCTAAACTGTTTTCTCGACACCAATTTTTAAGGCGTTTACAGTCGTGGCGGTCCAAGCTACAGAGCCACTCGGGTCTAGTAAGAACAAATCTCCCTTGGTAGAGTACGTTGTTGAACAAGCAAACTCTTCCCCTGCTGACTCTATACCACCTGAGTCTATGTAGCTTGTCAATGCTACAGCACCCACATCTGTTTTCTTAGAGGTGTTCTTTACCTTAACCAAGTGAACAGTTGTAGGGGACTCTGGTAAATCCCCCATACCAAAAGAGCTTTTGTCGTTTAGCGTAGAGCTTGATATAAAAGTTGTGTCCCCGTCAGGGCCACCTGTCTCGTCTATATCAGTAAAGGAGCCTGTCCAGTCTGCCTCTGCTGTGTCTGCATCTGGGTACAACGCATGTATTCTATGTTCCCCTAAGATGTCTGGTTGAACTGAGTCATCGTCTTGGTACACAAAGTCATCAAAACTATTATCACAATAATTACTCGATAATAGCATAGGGTAACTGCCAACGTCCTCGCCAAAAAAATCTCCTCCTACAGTTGCAATAAGCAGGCTGTCTACATATAGCTTAACAAGCCCACTACTAGCCATGAGGCACTGTATCTCTATGTGGTGCCAAGTCTGCGGTTGTATATAGTTTCCTGAGACTGTGCCCTCAATGTTTCCATATTTTTTATGGAAAGAGAAACCCCCATCTAGATTTAGGTGCAACCCAATATGCATATCGGACTGGGTATAACCAACGCCTTCAAAATTAATAGCAAAGATAGTACCTTCCTCAAGGGTTGCAGTATTCTGCCGGAACCAAAAAGACGCTGTAGCGTACTTCGCAAAACTGAACAACTTTCCTAGGTCTTCGTTACTAGTAATTCTGTATGTGCTGCCTCCAAACACACCATCCCCTGTCACAACCGCCCCACCTGCTGTGGAGAACCCACTTGAGAGTAGGTCTGCGTTGTCTGATACTGTGTCAAAACCCTCTACTATTATTACAGTCATTATAAATCTCCTCGTAGTGATATTGCTACGTCTGCTAATGTGTCATCTGCTGTTGCTTGGTTAGTTAGTTGTACACGGTCTCCAGACACAAAAGATGTAAGTGTTACAAATGTAAAGGTTGCGGTAGAGGCACCTATTGCAAAGTCTATAGTGCCAAGACTACCGCCTCCGTTCTTGCTTACGGTTATTGATGAGGCTTCGGTAGGTACCACTTCTGCAAACGCCACACTCCCTGTCAGTCCTGCCGGTAAATCAAATGGTGTAGTCACTACAATAGTAGCCACCTTCTGTGCGTCTGTAAGAGCCCCCGGTATGAACATACCAAAGTCCACCTTGTTAGGTATGGTGTCTGTTGCGCTTACTATAGGGTTACTAACGTCAGCGTTATCTACCTGTACATTATCTCCTGCTACTACTGAAACTACTGTCCCGGCACCATTAGCACCATCAGCACCATCAGCACCATTAATACCGTCAATACCATCCTCTCCGGCGGCACCTGTAAGGCCAGTCCCTGTAAGACCAATATCCCCTTTGTCCCCTTTGTCCCCTTTAAGAACAGCAAGACCGTCCTCTAATTGTTGTTTATTTACTGCGTCCGTCTGGTTTGTCCCCGCCACTACATTAGTTATCTTATGTACGTTCATATCTAGTGCAGATAGCATCTGGTTAGCATCTCCCCCTGAGGCATCTCGTCTAAGTACGTTTGTGTTAAGCTCTTCCTTTATCTTATCAAAGTTGTCATTCATTACACTTGTGTTAAGTGAGCTCACTACGTCATTTAATACTATTGCCATGCTCTACTCCTCTACACCTTGAGTTATTGTTATGCCACTACCTGCATCTGCTATCTTACTCTCTGTCCATGCTGTATTGTCTAAGGGGTCTACCTCCATGATATAGGTAGTCATCTTCCAACTAGATGAGGAGTCTTGTGTAACTCCGCTGGTATAGTGAGTTCCGTTAATAACCAAATTATCTTGATACCGTATAACACCTGCATTAGTCTTACGTGAGAGGTTCACCACTTGTGCTCCGTGTATAGGCCCCGGTGTAATAGACTTGTCTGCAAAACTCTGGTTGTTATAACTCTCCTTGGCACCTGTACTACCTTCCTTTACATGGGTTGTCTCCCCATCTGAAAGGGTCTCATCTACCGCTAGATAGTTGCTCGCTGCACCAATCACCGTAAAGTCATTAGTAAGTCCATTGGAACTCGGGTATAAGGTTGTCACACGGCAGTCTCCAAGGAATGTCCCCCCACTTACAATATATAAGTCATCAATGAAATGTAACTGATTCCCGCTGTCTGTCCCTACAGTGAAAGATACAAATCCTGTTGAATCACTAGGGATAGTGTTGAGGCCTGTTGCTGTAGCGACTGTTAGGTTGTTCCGTCTAATCTCCATCTCACCTAATGTTGCATGTCTCTTTACACGAAACTCTACATACTGCCAAACACCCCCTGTAAATACGCTACTTGCTGTCTCTATCACATTGTCGTTGTATTCCAGCTTGGCGATACCTGAGCCCACATTAATAATAAGTTCTGCATAGTCTTGGCCAAAACCCTCGTTGTTGTTTGAAAAATAGAACTCCCCATTGTATACGTCTGAGGCACTGTTAATCCAAGCAAACCCTGCTATCACCTCGTCTGATTCTGGTATTGACTTAGTGCGTACCGCACTCCCGGTGTCAGCTAACCTTAGTGCCTGACCTGAGAAGCGCCCTTTCCCTGCTTCAGGTAGCATGTCATAAGCAAGCTGCTGTTCATCCCACTTTAAGTCTATGTCTGTGTAATGGTCAAAGCCATCCATAAATAATAATGCCATCTTTATTTTTCCTTATGCTGAGTGTAGTACTTCTATTACTGATTGTGATAGGTAGAATTCAGAAGGTGGTGTGCTTAGCACTTCAATAACCGACTGGCTTAATATGATGTCTGGGATAGGTGTGCTTAACACCTCTATGACTGACTGGCTTAACAGGAGGTCAGAGATTGGTGTGCTTATAACCTCTAGGATTGATTGTGACATCCTGAACCCATCTTTATGGTCAGTACAGTCAAACTCGTATACTGGAGAGACTATACCCAAACTAGTTACTGGGTCTGTCCAAGCATCATCGCCCTCTTCTAACCCTACGTATAAGTTACCATCTCCCCCATATATATTAACACCGGGGTTGAACACTAAATCTGTTAACATGTTATTAGCATGTCCTTCTACTCTCTCTCTATTAATTGAGTGGAAGTTGAGGAAGTCCTCTATCCTCTGGAAGTTATAGTTTATTAGTGAGGTGGTGTTACCTGCTCTTATCTCCTTAAGCTCCAGTATCATATCCAATACCCTCTAAGTAAGCTAAGGCTGCATCCATAGTCTCTGCTGATATAACTCGTGAGGTATTTACAATGCGATTACCATTCATATCTAGGTGAACCTTCATTATGTTATCTTCACCATAATCTACGTTTCGTTTAAGCACCTTATCATTTAGGTATGCTTCTATTCTATCAAAGTTATCTTGTATCTTATCTAGGTTATACCCAGAAGGTACATCATCTAATATTATTGCCATTTTCTTATTCCTTCCCTTGTGTAACTACGTTAGCGTCCCTAGCGGGACAAGTGCGTTCTTCTAATCGGCAACAGTAGAGCCAACCTGCCCCGACATTTACTTTTCTTCCTAAGCCATACCCCTACATTTTGGCGAGAAAAATATGAGCTTCAATGCATAGTATGTACAACCCCCTTACCCCCTTGGCCCCCCTTCGCAAATGTAGGAAATTGACCATGCAATTATTATGCCACCCCCCACCCCCTATCAATATGGCATGAAACTTGCATGTGGTATTGTAACCGCCTTGCATATACCATGCCAATTAAACACCACCTTTATCATGCAAATACCATGCCAGCCCTTGCTATCACTGGGTTGTGCCTTTAGGCACGTTTATTGCTTCTTGCATATTATATGCCATGTTGGCTACCCACTGTATAGACTACTGTATAAGGCCTTTGCAATAGTCATGCCAACTATACTATATTAACCTGTTCTACTTCACACTTATAACACTATGCAAATATCAT